GTGAAATGAATATCCTTAAGTATTACAGGCTCACTAGAAAGTGGGTCTGTAAAACTTACGGGTTAAAAGATGCAGATTTAGAATTATTAATTTATTTAGATTGTAAAGGAAGATTTACACGAAAAGATTTTATGGATGGAGTTTACACTTATTCATGGGATAAAAACAGATGGGAGAGATTAAGAAGAGATGGTTGGTTAGAAGTATGGAGACAAAGAAACCGTACAACTATAAAATACTCTGTATTTAAAACCTCGTGGAAATGCTCTCAAATGATAAGTAGGATATATAGAATCCTATTAGGTGAGGAAGACTTACCCACTTCAGAGAGAAGTGTATTTTATAATAATAAATCATATACAGATAAAGTTTACAATAAGGCTATAGATGATATGATAAAAGATAAAGATAGATAATGGGATTTAAACTAGGTAAAAATAGAGGTAATTACGCTGTTAACGGTGTAATAAAAACAAAGCTACGCTTCGGTCAAGAAGCTGGCGATAGTGATGTATCCGTACCTGGCACACCTATTATAAGAAAAAATTTAGAAGAAGGTATTATGGGTGAGGCTAATATGGATGGTAGTATATATATAAGTGATAAAATAATACCTGGTAGCGATGAAGAGAAAAAAGTTATAAATCACGAAATGAGACATTCTACGGATATGAAAACTGGTAAGCTTGCTTATGGAGATGATTTTGTAAAGTATAATGGTAACATCTACCCAAGAGTAACTATAGATGGAAAAGATATGATAATTGTAGACGGTATTGCTAAAGAAGCTGGTGATCATGATTTTCCATGGGAAGATGATGCGAATAATGGAAATTAAATAATATGTTAGGAAATTTATTATCTGGAGGAGCAGCTGATTTAGTTAAAAACGTGGGTGGAGTTATAGATGAATTTCACACGTCTGATGAAGAAAAGCTCGAAGCAGAAAGAAAAATAAAAGAATTAGTTGCTAACTACGAGATTGAAATGGAAAAGAACATTACAGCTCGTTGGGAAGCAGATTTAAAATCAGATTCATGGTTAAGCAAAAATGTTAGACCATTGACTTTAATATTTTTAATAGTATGCACCATGCTATTAATATTTATAGATGCAGGTGCATTAAATTTTGAAGTAAAATCAACTTGGGTTGACTTATTACAATTAGTATTAATAACCGTGATCGGCGCTTATTTTGGCGGTAGATCACTAGAAAAAGTAAAAAAATAAATTATGGGACAAAATTCAACAGAGGTAGCTTATAGCTTTGGTCAACTAGGCAGTGGTTTTAGTGATGAAGCAGTTGAGGTAACTCCTCCAACTGGAAAAGTTATAGTAGCTATTCAATTTTTAGAAGACACAGTGTTATCTACTTTAGTGGCAGCTACAGACACACCTGATACGGCTTACTTTAGCCACACAGCAGCTGTAGCTAACAATGGTGGCGGTGCTGCAGAAACAGATGGCGCAACAAGTTTTCCAAAAGGAGTTACTATATACGGAAGATGGGCTAGCTTTACGCCTCCTGCTTCAACAGCTGGTGGCGTAATTTTCTACTTCGGATACTAATGTTAGGATTAGGAAATAGCGTAAGTGCTAATCAATATCCAGGTGGTTGGACTCCAACAAGTCTTGGTAGTAAACTAATTCACTGGTATAAGTTTGATACTGGTTTAACAACCGCTACAGTAAGTGGTACAGACGGACTTATAACACAATGGACAGATCAAAAAGGTAGTAATAATTTAGCGCCTGAAGTTACTAATGATGGAACTAAAATGCCTATATTACATACTGATAATTCTGTAAGATTTTCAGGATCAGACGATGTTTTAGTGTTTGGATCAGCATTAACTTTAGGAAAATTCGCTATATATGGAAGATTTAGAACAGATGCTTTTAACGATCGTTTTCTTCAACAATCAAACGGTTCTGAGTTTATAAAATTTCAAACAACCACAGAGTTTAGGGTACAACCAGGAGGTAGTAGACACGATATGACTATATCTGGTGATGCTAACTTAGCTAACAATACAAAGTTTACAGCTGGATTTGAAAGGGATGGTGATGGGGATATTTTAGCATCAGCTAATGGTTTAGCGTCGACAACTAGTGCTAACACGGCTATAAGTAATACAGTAGATGCTCAAGAAGTTTCTCCTGCAAACGCTGGTGCGCTTGATGTATTTGAATTTATAATATGTAATGATAGTTTATCAGCAAGCGAAAGAACAGAAGTAAACGCGTATTTAGACGCAATATAATAACAATAATTAAATTAAATAAAATGGCAAAAAACACAAGTAAAAAAATTAAAGAATTAAAAGGTATTAAACCTGAAAAAATTTCTGAAGAACATTTAAAAGAAGTTCAAGGTATAATAAATGATATAAATAGAGCTCAATTAGAAATAGGTTCTTTTGAAACTAAGAAGCATAATATTTTACACCATATATCAACTATGCAAGAAAAGCTAGGTAAGATGCAGCTTAAATTTGAAGATGAATATGGAACTTTTGACGTTAACATTCAAGACGGAACAATAAACTATCCAGAAAATGGCGAAGTTAATAAGAAAGATTAGTATCGGTAAAGACTACAAAAACGATGCCATGCATTATGCCGTAGGGCAAGAAGTATATGGAGGTCATACAATATGTGATATAATAGAAGAAGACGATAAATATTCTGTTTATATTAAAAAGAATAAAGACGTATTACCTTGGAAAGACTTTAATAAAAATATGGCTGTATCTGTAGAATATAATTTACAATATTAATGAAAAGCGTTTACAACTTTATTGTAAAACCAAAAGGAGAAAGATATAACAATAGTAAAAAAGTTGGTGATTTAGAGTTAATACTTAATACTGAAATATATAATCATCAATACGTAAATAGAGAAGCTATAGTCATATCAACTCCAATCGTTGGTGATACAGATATAAAACCTGGAGATACAGTTGTAGTTCATCATAACGTTTTTAGAAGATGGCATAATGTAAAAGGTATAGAAAAAAATAGTAGAGCATATTTTAATGAATCTACATATTTTATAAATCACGATCAAATCTTTTTATATAAAAGAGATAAAGAGTGGATAGCTCCAAAAGGTTATTGTTTTGTAAAACCTTTAAAAGCTATAGATCAATTTAATATTGAATCTGAAAAACCATTACAAGGTATTGTTAAGTATTCAGACGGTACGGTAAAGGTTAATGACTTAATTGGTTTTAGACCAAGTAGTCAATACGAGTTTATCGTCGATGGCGAAAGACTATATCGAGTTTTATCTAATTTTATTACTATCAAATATGAATATCAAGGAGACGAAGAAGAATATAATCCAAGCTGGGCAGAGAGCAGTTGAAGAGTTGATTAAGGTTGCTAAAGAACCTATCGTGGATTCAGATGACGATATATCAGCTGATAGATTAAAGAATGCCGCGGCTACTAAAAAACTAGCTATATTTGACGCATTCGAAATACTTAACAGAATCCAAGAAGAAAAGAACTTACTCGAGGGCAAAACACCTGAAGAGAGAAAGGAAAAAGTCTTTAAAGGATTCGCAGAAGGTAGATCTAAGTAATGTACGAGCAAAGTTTAGTTAAAACAATAGAACCCATTAAAAAAACTACGATCACTAGAATGAATCGCGGTAAAAAATGGAAATATGGATATAACAAAGAGCATGACATTATTATTATATCTAAAACAGGTAAAATAGGAGAAATATATGAAATCGAAAATCTTAAAATTGCTTTACCATCTGTGCCCTTGCAAGTACATAAATTGCAAAAAAATAAGTGGTCAAGAATAGAACAACCTAAAGAGTTATCACGTCTTAAAAACATATTTGATTGGAGAGGTTATCCAGAAGAATCAAAAGAACAATGGTTTGATTATATAGACGAAGAGTTTAAAAGAAGAGATGAGGGTTTTTGGTTTACTAATAATAATAAACCAACTTATTTAACAGGTACGCACTATATGTACTTACAATGGAGTAAAATAGATGTAGGTGCGCCAGATTTTAGAGAAGCAAATAGATTGTTCTATATATTCTGGGAAGCTTGCAAAGCAGATAAAAGATGTTATGGTATGTGCTATCTTAAAAATCGTCGTAGTGGTTTTTCTTTTATGTCTTCAGCTGAAACAGTTAATTTAGCCACTCTTGCAAGTGATAGTAGATATGGGATCTTATCTAAAACAGGATCAGATGCTAAAAAAATGTTTACAGATAAAGTAGTTCCGATAAGTATTAACTATCCATTCTTTTTCAAACCGATACAAGATGGTATGGATCGACCTAAAACGGAACTAGCGTATAGAGTTCCTGCTAGTAAGTTTACAAGAAAGAAAATAACTTCTAATGAAAAACTAGAGGAGTTAGAAGGATTAGATACAACTATAGATTGGAAAAATACTGGTGATAATAGTTATGATGGTGAAAAACTAGCTTTATTAGTACATGATGAAAGTGGTAAGTGGGAAAGACCTGATAATATATTAAATAACTGGCGAGTTACAAAAACATGTTTACGATTAGGTAGTAGAATTATAGGTAAATGTATGATGGGCTCAACTTCAAATGCATTAGATAAAGGTGGAGAAAATTTTAAAAAACTATACAACGCATCAGATGTCACTAAGAGAAATAGAAATGGCCAGACAAAGTCTGGTTTATACTCTTTGTTTATCCCAATGGAATGGAACTACGAAGGATTTATTGATGAGTTCGGAGTTCCAGTATTTAATACACCTGACACAGATGTCTTTGCCCCAGATGGTGAATTAATAGATGTAGGTGTAATAGATAATTGGCAAAACGAAGCTGATGGTTTAAAAGATGATCAAGATGCTTTAAACGAATTTTATCGCCAATTTCCAAGAACTACAGAACATGCTTTTAGAGATGAGACAAAAAATAGTATATTTAATTTAGTAAAAATATACGAACAGATAGATTACAATGAAGAAATGTCTAGAACTCTTGGAATTACAACTGGTAATTTTCAATGGATAAACGGCATTAAAGATTCACAAGTAATATTTTACCCAGATCCAAAAGGTAGATTTAAAGTTAGTTGGGTGCCTAAACAGCAACTACAAAATAGAGTGGTACTTAAAAATGGTATAAAGTATCCCGGTAATGAACATATGGGTGCATTTGGATGTGACTCGTATGATATATCCGGGACCGTAGATGGTGAAGGTTCTAAAGGAGCACTTCACGGGCTTACTAGGTTCAGCATGGAGGACGCTCCAGCTAATAGTTTCTTTTTAGAATACTTATCAAGACCACCTACGGCAGAGATATTTTTTGAAGATGTGTTGATGGCATTAGTGTTTTACGGTATGCCAATACTTGCTGAGAATAATAAACCACGACTTTTGTATTATTTAAGAAGAAGAGGTTATAGAGGGTTTAGTATGAATAGACCAGATAAAGTTTGGAATAAATTATCTGTAGCAGAAAAAGAAGTTGGTGGTATACCAAACTCAAGTGAAGACATAAAACAAGCTCATGCAGCGGCAGTTGAAATGTATATACAAGATCATGTTGGAATGAAGCAAGACGGAACGTTTGGAGATTTATATTTTAACGCACTGCTTAATGATTGGGCAAAGTTTGATATAAACAAAAGAACAAAGTTTGATGCAACTATAAGTAGTGGTTTAGCTATAATGGCTAACAACAGACATCTATACGCGCCAAACGTTAAAATAGAAAAACCAAAATTAAATATACATATTTCTAGATATTCTAATAAAGGAAATATGTCTAAAATAATCAAAGAATAAATATGGCATATTCTAATAAAAATTATTTCCCGAGTCAAGTGGTTAGTGATGCTGAAAAGTTAAGTTACGACTATGGTTTAAAAGTTGCTAAAGCTATTGAAAAAGAATGGTTTTATCAAGGTGAAAATAATAATAGATATAGAAATAATTTAAATGATTTTCATAAACTAAGATTATACGCTAGAGGCGAGCAATCTATACAAAAATATAAGGATGAGTTGTCTATTAATGGCGATTTGTCCTATTTAAATTTAGACTGGAAGCCTGTTCCTATTATAACTAAGTTTGTAGATATAGTTGTAAATGGTATAGCTGAAAGAACTTATGATATAAAAGCTTATTCTCAAGATCCTTATGGTGTTCAAAAAAGAACCGAGTATATGGAGTCTATAATAAGAGATATGAAAATGAAAAACGTAGATCAATATATTAAAGAAAACTTTAATATTGATTTAACAGAAAACGATGCTGAAAACTTACCTGCTAACGAAGAAGAATTAGCGTTACACATGCAATTAAGTTATAAGCAATCTATTGAATTAGCTGAAGAGCAAGCTTTAAAAGTTTTAATGGAAGGTAATAATTATGAATTAATTAAAAAACGTTTTTATTATGACTTAACAGTTTTAGGTATAGGTGCTGTAAAAACTAATTTTACCACTTCTGAAGGTGTTGTTATAAAGTACGTTGATCCAGCTAACCTTGTTTATTCTTATACAGATTCTCCTTATTTTGAAGATATATATTATGTGGGTGAAGTTAAATCTATACCTGTTAACGAATTAGCTAAACAATTTCCTTATTTAGAACATGAAGATCTTGAAGATATAATGAAAAATAAAGGTAATAGTAATAATAATTATAATACAAGATATTCTGTAGATAAAGAAGATAATAACACAATACAAGTTTTATATTTTAATTATAAAACTTATATGAACGAGGTTTATAAAATAAAAGAAACAGGTAGCGGTGCAGATAAAATCATACCTAAAGACGATCAGTTTAATCCACCAGAAAATAAAGAAGGTGGTTATTCAAGGTTATTGAGATCTATAGAGGTTTTATATGAAGGCGCTTTGGTATTAGGTACTAATAAATTACTTAAATGGGAAATGTCAAAAAATATGATGCGTCCTAAAAGTGACTATACTAAAGTAAAAATGAACTACTCTATAGTGGCACCACGAATGTATAATGGTAGAATAGAAAGTTTAGTTAAACGTATAACGGGTTTTGCAGACATGATTCAATTAACGCATCTTAAGTTGCAACAAGTAATGTCTAGAATGGTTCCTGATGGTGTTTATCTCGATGCTGATGGTCTTGCTGAAATTGATTTAGGCAACGGTACAAACTATAATCCACAAGAAGCTTTAAACATGTTTTTTCAAACTGGTTCTGTTATTGGTAGATCATTTACTCAAGATGGCGATATGAATCCAGGTAAAGTGCCTATTCAAGAAATAACATCTGGTAGTGGTGGTAATAAAATGCAAGCTCTTATAGGTAATTATAATTATTATTTACAAATGATAAGAGATGTAACCGGGTTAAATGAAGCTAGAGATGGTAGTACGCCAGATAAAAATGCTTTGGTTGGTATTCAAAAGTTAGCAGCAGCAAATAGTAACACAGCAACACGACATATATTACAAGCTGGTTTATTTTTAACAGCAGAAACAGCAGAATGTTTATCACTTAGAATTTCAGATATTATAGAGTATTCACCAACAAAAGACGCTTTTATACAAGCAATAGGAGCACACAATGTTGCTACACTAAGTGAGTTGTCAGATTTACATCTTTATGATTTTGGTATATTTATAGAATTACAACCAGATGAAGAAGAAAAAGCTTTACTTGAAAATAATATTCAAATAGCTTTATCAAGTCAAAGTGTTGATTTAGAAGATGTGATAGATATACGGGAAATTAAAAATTTAAAACTAGCTAACCAACTGTTAAAAATTAGAAGAAAAAAGAAATTAGATAGAGATCAAAAAATACAGCAACAAAATATACAAGCACAAGCAGAAGCTAACGCTCAAGCGCAGCAAGTCGCCGCTCAAGCAGAGATACAAAAAAATCAAGCTATAAATCAATATAAAGCAGAACTTGCACAAACACAAACACAATTAGATATTCAAAAGCTACAAGCGGAAGGTGAGCTAAAGAAAATGTTAATGGAACAAGAGTTTCAATACAACATGCAGTTAAGACAAATGGAAGTAAATGGTCAAAAATCAAAAGAAAAAGAAAAAGAAGATAGGAAAGATGAGAGAACAAAGATTCAAGCAACTCAACAAAGTGAGTTAATTGATCAAAGAAAATCAGGTAAACCACCTAAAAACTTTGAGTCCGCAGGTAATGATATATTAGGAGGCGGATTTGATTTAGGTGCGTTTGAACCTAGATAGAAATTATTAATTATTATTATATTATATTATGGAAGAAAAAAACGAAAACGTAGTTGAGAAAACTACACAAGACCAGGTAGAACAAACACCTGTAGAGGAAACACCTCAAATAGATGAAAGTAAGTTTGAGTCTGCTGGTGATGATAGTGTTATAAAAGTAGATTTAAGTAAACCGTCAACACCAGAAGAAAATGAAACTAAAAAAGATAACGCTGACGACAGCGGAGTGGTTGCAGAGTCTGAAAATGCCGAGCCCACACAAGAACAAAAAGAAGTACAATCGGAAGCCGAAGCACAAGAAGCTCCAGTATTAGAAGAAATTACTGAAGATTCTACTGAAGAAGAAGTTGCAGAAGTAGAAGAACAAATTGAAGAAGCTGTAGCGGAAGCTGAAGCAACCGGTAAACCATTACCAGAAAATATTCAAAAGTTAGTTGACTTTATGGAAGAAACTGGTGGTGATATAAATGATTATGTAAAACTTAATCAAGACTATACTAAACTAAATGATAATGATGTTTTAATTGAATACTATAAACAAACAAAACCTCATTTATCAACTGATGAAATAAATTTTTTAATGGAAGATTCTTTTTCTATAGATGAAGACGAAGATACCGATAGAGAAATAAAAAGAAAAAAATTAGCGTTAAAAGAGCAAGTTGCCAACGCTAGAACCCACTTGGACGGGCAAAAGTCCAAATACTACGAAGAGATTAAAGCTGGTTCAAAACTTACGAGTGAGCAACAGAAAGCAGTTGATTTCTTTAATAGATATAACAAAGAGTCAGAAGTAACTCAAAAGACAGTTAAAATAAACACTGATATTTTTAACAAAAAAACTAATCAAGTTTTTAACAACAAATTCAAAGGTTTTGAATATAACGTTGGGGATAAAAAATATAGGTTTAACGTGAACAATGCTGAAGAGATCAAAAACACCCAAAGCGATATAAGTAATTTTACTAAAAAGTTTTTAGATAAAAATTCTGCTTTATCAGATGCTAGCGGTTATCACAAATCTTTATTTACAGCTATGAACGCAGATGCTGTCGCAAAACACTTTTACGAACAAGGTAAAGCTGATGCTATGAAAAATAGCGTTGCTAAAGCCAAAAACGTGAATATGAACCCAAGGCAAAGTCATGGGACTATAGACGCGGGTGGTATTAAAGTAAGAGTGTTAGGTAATGATGCTAACGACTTTAAGTTTAAAATTAAAAACAATAAATAACAATTTAAAATTATTACAAAATGGCAATAACTGCAAGAACGTCGTTTCAAGCTGCTCCAGTGCAGCAAATAACGTCGGATAATTATTTAGACATCCAAACTAATGGATGGGCACAGCAATACCTTCCAGATTTGATGGAAAAAGAAGCTGAGGTTTACGGAAAAAGAACAATCTCAGGATTTTTAGGTCAAGTAGGAGCGGAAGAAGCTATGTCAGCTGATCAAGTTATTTGGTCAGAACAAGGTAGGTTACACTTATCTTATAGAGCGGACTGTTTAGACGCTTCAGCTAGTACAATTAACATTACTCACGATATTGATGGTGTAGCTTTAACAACTACTCATGGTATTAGAGTTGGTGATCAAGTTTTAATCGCTGGTGGTGGTCAAACTGTTACTGCTTTAGTAACTGTTGCTGCCGCTGGTAACCAGACTATCACTGCTTTACCTTATGGCGCTGCTCACTTAAGTGATATGAACTTTGCTGATGGTGACAACGATATTAGAGTTTTAGTTTTTGGTTCTGAAAATTCAAAAGGAACTGAGTATTCTGGTGCTAGATCTGTTAAACCTTCTTTTACTACATTTACTAACAAACCAATTATTCTTAAAGATCAATACGAAGTTTCAGGTTCTGACGCTTCTCAAGTTGGTTGGGTTGAAGTTTCTGGTGAAGATGGACAAGCAGGTTACTTATGGTACTTAAAAGCTGAAGGTGAAACTAGATCAAGGTTTACTGATTACTTAGAAATGAGTATGATTGAGTCTGAAAAAGCTGCTGATGCTTCTACTATTTTAGGTGGTGCAAATGGATTAGTTGGTACACAAGGTTTATTTGCTGCTATCAAAGATAGAGGTCACCAAACTTCTGGTGTTACTGGTGTTAATGCTGCTACTGATTTAGCTGAATTTGATGCTATCTTAGCTGAGTTTGATAAAAATGGGGCTATTGAAGAAAACATGATGTTTGTAAACAGAGCAACTGCTCTAGCTTTAGACGACATGTTGGCTTCTATGAATTCTTATGGAGCTGGTGGTACTTCTTACGGAGTATTTGACAACTCTGAAGATATGGCTTTAAATTTAGGTTTCTCTGGATTCAGAAGAGGTTCTTATGACTTCTACAAGTCTGACTGGAAATACTTAAACGACTTAGCAACAAGAGGTGGTATTAACGCTAACGCAACTGCTGGTGAAGATATTAGAGGGGTTATAATACCAGCTGGTACTTCTTCTGTATATGATGAGTCTATGGGTAAAAACCTTACTCGTCCTTTCTTACACGTTCGTTACAGAGCTTCTCAGTTAGAAAGCAGAAAAATGAAAACTTGGATCACAGGATCAGTTGGAGCTGTTACATCTACTTTAGATGCAATGACAGTTAACTTCTTATCTGAAAGATGTTTAGTTACTCAAGGTGCTAATAACTTCATGTTAATGAACTAAGCACAATTATTTTAAAGAGTCGGGGCTTTGGCCTCGACCCTTTATTTTTATTAATTTTATTATATATTATATTATGGCAAAGAAAAAAGAAACAAAAGAAAAGGTAGAGGTACCTGTTGTTGAAACACCAGTTGTTGAAACACCAAAACCTAAAAAAGTTGAACCTAAACAACCTAAATGGGAAATTAAAGATAGAACTTATATTTTAAAAAATGATCAAACACCTTTAAGTAGATCTATTAAAGCTGCTGGTATTTATTATTTTGATGAAGAAAAAGGATATGAAAGAGAATTAAAGTACACATCAAATCAAAGAACTGTTTTTGTAGAAGAAATGAAAGGTGATCAAAGGTTAGATCATATTATTTTTAGAAAAGGAGTTTTAGTAGTACCAAAAAACAAGGTAACATTACAAAAGTTATTATCACTTTACCACCCACATAGAGATAAAATCTTCTATGAATTAAAACCAGAAGTTAACGCTGCTAATGAAATTGATTGGTTAGAACTAGAAATAGAAGCGTTAAATGCTGCTCAAAGTTTAGATATAGATATGGCTGAAGCAGTTATGCGTGTTGAGATTGGTTCTAAGGTATCAAGCATGAGTTCTAAGGAACTTAGAAGAGATTTACTACTATATGCTAAAAGAAACCCAGAATTATTCTTAGAGTTAGTAAATGATGATAACGTTACACTTAGAAACTTTGGTATCAAAGCAACAGAAATGGGTATATTAAAATTATCTTCTGATCAAAGAACTTTTTCATGGGGTTCTAATGATAGAAAGTTAATGAATGTTCCTTTTGATGAACACCCTTATTCAGCTTTAGCCGCTTGGTTTAAAACTGATGAAGGTATGGAGATTTACTCCAATATTGAAAAAAGATTAAATTAATCTAACTGTAGATGCAGTCGCTCTACGGGGCGAT